GGGGGGGCGCGGGAGCTAATGCCGACGTGCAAGACAAGGAGGCAGACTTACCAACTAATGACTCATCTCGGCCGATGCCAGATTGTCCAAGCCAATCAGATCTTCCATCAAGATCTCCTCCAATGAACGAAATCCCGCTTGGATTCGCGTACTCTGGTTCCACAGGTCGAAATTTCCAGTCTGCGTACTTTTGGAGCTGCGTGAATGAACACGCAGCAGCCTTAGGATCCAGTCGATGCACCAGTTCCCAAAACTCGTCTCGATCCGCCGCAGACGTGATCTCCGACCACTTCTCATGAGCTTTGCCATTTGAACCTCCGCCAGCCACGTCTGGTCTTCCCAGTCCCCCGCAAACAACGTCACCATCCTTGATTGCATAGTCGAATCCCAGCTCCGGAGTGCCTCGAGACGGCGTAACGTTCGGGTGCTGACCACCGACATCGAAAAGATCAGCTTTTCGACTTCGAAGCTTCCGTCCGAAATCGCAAAACACGTGGAGGTGAAATCCTCCATCCTCGTGACGCTCTCGTCCAATGATGCATTCGCCTCCCAGTGTCGAAATGCGTTCCATAACGTCCCATCCACTGAGCTCTCCGCATTGAGCATAAGTGAGTAAGACATATCGGCTGTTGAAGGCAAGAGTCGGCATTTGCTGGTGTGTCCTCGAGTGTCCTGGGCAAACTAATATTATAGCCCAGGACACGGGGCACACCCCGACTATTTAAGCACCGTGACCTCCCACTGAGATCCCCCTGGTCTCACTTTCATGTACCAATGAAGAAAATCCCTCACACCGACATTTACTATGGCGTACGCGCGTTCCTACAAGCGTCGAACCTATCGGAGAAAGGCCCCCGCACGAAGGCCCCGCAAAAGCTCGTATCGGAAGAGGCCAAGGCCTCGGCGCCCCACTCGGTCAAGAATGAGGCCCACCAGGCGCTCGATACTAAACCTGACGTCGCGTAAAAAGCGGGACGTCATGTTGCAAACGTCCAATACCACTGCGACTGGCACAGTTCGCGCCCCAGCCGTAGGCACCACTGTCATCAATGGTGCCACTGGAGGCTGGTTCTATTGGTCGCCCACTGCGCGTGATCTCGACACGGTCACCGGTCAGCCTAACACAGTTAGTCAGGAGGCCTCACGCACAGCCACCACCTGTTTCGCCCGGGGTGTCAATGAACGCCTCGACTTTCAGACCTCGTCTTCTGTTCCTTGGAAGTGGAGACGCATCTGCTTCTGGACTAAATCCAAGGAATTTCTTGCCTCTGCAAGTGGAGCCACGTTTGATTACCGTGGCTGGTTGGAGACTAGCGCCGGAGTCAGCCGCGCCTACATCAACAGTTTCCTCAACAACAACAACGCTCAACAGGGGTTACAGTCCAGCTTGATCTTTGCTGGCACGGAGGGACAGGATTGGACCGACATCATGGTCGCTAAGGTGGATACCCGCCGGGTCGACCTAGTGTCTGATAAGACGGTCATCATCAACTCCGGCAACGATACCGGAGTGTTCCGCAAGCACCATCGGTGGTACGGAATGAACAAGAATGTCGTCTATGACGACGATCAGATTGGTGACGAGGAGAGCACCTCTGCTTTCTCGGTCACTGATAAGCGGGGCGCGGGGAATTACATCATCATGGATATTATGAGGGTTCATGCGACTGGCACAGCTGCTGATTTGCTCCGCTTTGATGCGGAGACTACATACTATTGGCATGAAAAATAGGGTCATTGACCTCCACAAAAATACAATTGTCCTCCATCCATTGCACATCATCCTGCATCATGTCCGTGCGCGGGTCAGAATTGGCTAGCCAGATGCTTGGCTTGCCCCACTTGACCAGTTTCGGTTCTCGGTATAACCGTTTAACCGTGATCCACATCTGCGCACCTAACCATTCCTTGAAAGAGGGAAAGAACTTCATCCCTCCTCGTATATCGTCGAAAATGGCGTAGTCGACGTCAGGTGCTTTCATGCACTCATCTCCAGAGACCAGTCCCACACAGTAAATGTGGGGTCCCAAAGATCTAGCCCAAAGGGTCTTTCCGGTCCGAGATCTCCCGTATACACACAGGGACTTGCATCTGCCTAACCCAATTAGATTCAAGTAAAACACGCACCCGAGGCAGCGACCTCGGGTTGGAGGCGGAACGCCGAACCCGATGCCCCCCTTTAGGGGGGGCGCGGGAGCTAATGCCGACGTGCAAGACAAGGAGGCAGACTTACCAACTAATGACTCATCTCGGCCGATGCCAGATTGTCCAAGCCAATCAGATCTTCCATCAAGATCTCCTCC